AACAGCTAAACGTTGTGCAGTTGTTGATTGTAATTTCAACAGGCTGAACAGCCGTACAACTGTCAGCATCTTGATAAGCTTCAACAAATATTGTTTTAGTGCCACAAGTGCTGAGTGCTGAAAGGACCAGATTGTTCCCTGATATTGATGCGTTGATAAAACTTGTGTGATTATTTATTACTCTATATCCTGAAATTGCTGCTCCTGATCCAGAAGCAAATTTTGTGTCAACTGCAATTGTTGCTGTTCCTGTTATTTTAGGAAGTGTTTGATTTGCAATTGTTCCCACTAGAGTTGGACAGTTTGGTGTTGATGCTGCTTCTGGTTGCTGTGTAAAACTGACATCACATTGAATGGTCCCAACAGATGTGTTTGTGTAATTTGATGGAATCTGAATAGTCAGTGTTAAGGTTCTTAGGGTTGCCGTTCCATTTGATGCAATTGCTGGAAAACTGTCATGGCTTTGTCCAACAATCTCTCCATAAGTTAATTCTGGAAGAGTAATCGTTCCATTTGATGCAACTTGAAATCCTAAAGCTCCAGCAGTTTCACAAATAAACTCTTCAGCTGTTTGAACTGGCTCAGTCAAGTTTAAATAAAATGGGCTTCGAGTGTTTATCTTTGTACTCATGTTGTTGTAAATTCTTTAAATTTTTCTTTGATGTCTAAGGCAAAAGCTTGAACTAATTTTTGAGGTAAGTTTTTATAAGCTGAATCAAATGATCTTGTAAAAAAGTATTTTGCTGGTATTCCTGAGAGATAAACACTTCTGGAAATAACATAAATTAAACTTTTTCTTTTTTCTCCGACTCCTCTTATGCCTTTTTTAATTAGATATTTATTGATTCCGCTTTTGATATATCCTTTACCTGTTCCTGATCCAAACTTGTATGGACTTTTTCTGTTGATGTTTCTCTGCTTGCCATACCACAAAGCACCTTTAGGGAGATCTAAAGGATCTTTTCCTGTCACCCCTTGATCAATATATTTAGCGTACTCAACATCTTTCATAAATGGAAATTTTACACTTATGCTGTTTTCCATTGTTTCAACTTCATACCGAATTGAATTGTAAAGATTTCCTTTTGATGGCTTATTGCTTTGAAACTTACTTTTTCTTAAAAGCCTTTTTTGAGATTCCTGAACAACATCCTTTCCAAATTGCTGGAGGACCTGATCAGTGTATTTCATAAAATCATTTAAGTTTCTCATCAGCACTTAGTCATGTCGTTCTGAAGATTAACAGTAAAATCACATGTAATTCCAGCCAAATTGTTCTCAAACCTTTCTTTGAATGGAGTGCATGCAAATGATCCCTGGAGCTCATAGCTGCCATTATAATTTGAAGATCTTGCGATTAAAGCCTGAAGCCTTGCGGCTACATTAATCATATTGTTTATTACATCCATTTCATTATCGTTTCCTCTAGTGCTGTCTGTGACACTATCTTTTGAAAAATCAACAATGTCCATGAACAGAATGCTCATCCCTAAAGAGATTTGATTTGTTTGGATATCAATGTTTTCAATTACAATATGAGCCAGAGGAAAAATTGTGATCTTGTTTAGATCAACCTCATGGATGTCTCCCTGTGTTACAGTGTTGCAAAATGGCTCTGCAATTAAAGAGGCCTTGATGTCATCAATTACTTTGAAATAAGTATTCATATTCTTTTAATAAATTTTGGAGGATTTTTATTAATCTTTTCATTTGTTAAATGAACAAATCCCTCAAGCCATGATATAGCTTCATCAAAATCCATGTCTGGCTCAGTTTTCATAACAATGTCCAGGGCAATAAAAAAATCATAGATTGCTATTTTTGGATGCACTGCTGTGATTCCTATTAAACTGTTTTCGAAAGCTGGCAATAAAACAATTCCTTCATCATCTTGTAGAAGGCTTTTGTCATATAACATGTCAACTAGATCCTCTTTTCCTGTCATTTTTTAATAATGTCTTTTCAAGTTCATTTTTTTCTTTTTCAAACGTCAGCCATGTAAAGCAGGTCTGAATGTTTAATTTTTCAACAGCCTCAAATTTTGTCACATCGCCTGAAGCGAGGCTATACAGTGACGAATAGAATCCGTATTTTTCTGAGAATGCTTGACTGCTCGAAAGTATTCCTTCTTGAGTTTGTCCTGAGAATAATTCTGGATAAGACTCGAGAGTTCTTCTTTTAAATTCAGCAAAAAAAAAACAGCTCCTAAAGCTATGTCAAGAGGCATGTGCTGCATGAATGTTTCTTTGTCTCCATCATATTCCTCAATCAAATAGGACCCATTAAATTCATCTTTAATTGGCCTGTATAAAACTCCCATAGCTTTGTCCATTGTGCTCCAATCGCTAGCAAACGAATCAACATCAACAAACTCACCAAATGTCATGTCTGTTAATTTCGGATGAAAGCCATACTTAACTCCATGCATCTCAAACTTTGTTTTAAGCTTAGGTGTTTGATTAAACATTTCTGACAATACATCAGTCACCTTTTTGACTGAGTTGTATTTAAAATTATTTACATACTTCAGAGGCACATCACAAAAGATTTCAATCATTTTTTTATAAAGAAAATCTTCATCATTGTCATCTGATAATAGCTTTATAAATTTCTGATATTGCTTTAATGTCAATTCAGACAATTTATTTGGCACCGTAAGCTTAAAATTTTGCATTTTGTTTGTTATATATTATAAACGATTGAACTTTGATGATTCGGTCTAGCAATTAGACAAAATGATATTGACCAGCATTGGGATTCTTTAATTGATAGCTCACCGCATATCTGATCGCATCGATTGCATGATTATATTTGTCAACAGGTGTTGAGCTCTTTTTTTCAAGCCAAGCATAATTGTTCAGCTCTCTGATCAAAGGAACGCTCTCTGGTCCGTCATCAATGATTAAATCATAGTCCTGAAGCAGTGAAATCCCATAGGTAATTGATCCCTGACCTTTAATTGCTGGAACAATGTTGCATGTTGTTTTAAGCTCATGAATAAGCCTAGGCTCAGCTGAATCGGCTACCAATAGAGATTGACCTACATGCTTTGAATAAAGCTCTCGTAGCTGTGAGGTTGTTAATCCAGGCAAATAAAAACACAGCTTTAAATAAATGATCCTATTGTTTTTATCAATGCTTGTTTTTACACAGGTGTTTTCATCTTTAGCAAATCCAAAATCAGCTCCAAAAACTGCTGGAGACACCTCTTGGAATTTGCCTAGCTTCCAGTTGTTAAATATGATCCCCTCGGCTTTGTCAATCCAATTGCCTTCAATAACGGCTGAATATCTCTCAGGCCTTCTCTGCTTCATTTGTTCTATCTGTTTGATATAACTTTCCGAAAGATTATTTGCGTTGTCTAGATAGGTTGTGTGGATGTAAGTTGTGTCTGCTTTGCTGAGGTTTGCTCCTGGATCAACTCCTTTGTCCTGATAAAAGCGTTTATATATAAAATGCTCTTTAGTGCTTGGATTCAATAATAGGATGATTCTGTTTTGCTTTTCTTTGCTTCTTACTGACAAGTCAATTTTATCAAATGAGTCCTCATCAATCTCCTCAGCCTCCTCCATGCACCAGGTAGTCACACCTTGCAATGATTTGAGATTTGCTGTCTGGTCCCCTGAGCTGGTCTTTATACCTCTAAATATTATTTTGCTTCCGTTTTCGATGTTTACAATCTCATCCCTGGTGATTTTGAACTTGTGCTCAAGATTAAGCATTTCAATCTTCTCCTTAAATTCAGGAATGATCGACACCGATGCGGATCTCAGCGTGTACCTTGTGAAAAGAATAGTGTGTCCAGGCTCCTCATGAATAAGGCCCAAAAGAAACACACCAGCAAAAAATGATTTTCCTGATCCACGCCCTCCAGTGAGTATTGTGTATCTGGTGTCATTCCAAAATAGTTTGTATTTAGGACTGAAATCAATCTTTATTGCCTGATCCATCCTTAAAATTGAAAAGCGTTCTAAAGTCCACAGAAGGGGTGTCTGAACTTACATCAATAGTTTCCTTGGGTTGACCATAAGCAGAGTCAAGAATTACCTTAGAAGCCGACACATCACCTTGTCTGGCTTTTTTTAACAGAGCGAAATACAACAAATGTTCTTGACTCATGTTTTCACTTTCTCTGGTCACTGGATTTGTTCCCTCAGTTATAAGATTCAAAATCTCTTTTGCAATTGTGCTTCTATTTCGTGCACCCTTTGGCCTTCCCTTTGGATTGCCTGAAACTCCTTTTTTAAATTGGTGTTTTTTTATATCATCTTTTGCCATATGTGCTGTAATTGTGCTGTATTTAATTTAAAACCTGCTTTCACAAGTTTGAATTGATGGGTATGGATTTTTCCCTGAATGATACCCAATCATTTCATTTATGTATTTTCTGTGATTTTCTTTTCTAGTATATTTTAAAACAGAAGTGTAATATTTAATCATGTCTTCAGGAGTTATTTCTCTTTTATCTTTTATCATAAACAGTAAGGCATAAATCAATTAATGGTAAATAAAGAACATAGTCAATGCAGTCCTTTTGTTCGTAATGTCTAAACCCAAACAATATGCCTGGATATATTCCAAGAGTCAGTTCCCAATCATTTTCCACAACAATCACATTTTATAGGATCAACACCAGATCTATCAGGGTCAAAGTCTAAGTTTTCATCAACAAAATCAATTGGTAAATCGATTCCCCATTCATAAAGTTCATTCTCATCCCATCCATTAGCTAGATCATCCCAGTTCCAGTCTCCAGATTTAGTGTTGTCTTTTATTATAAATTCATTTTGTTTCTCAATACTCCATCCTGTTGCTTGATCAATCCAAATTTCTTTGAATCCTGCTTCTTCTGCTGCTCTTAATCTTTGATTGCCTCCTAAAACTTGAAGATCCTCATTTACAATCAGCGGCCTTTTCTCTAGCATTTCAGGGAATGACTTTATACTTTGAACAAGTTTTTCAAACTTTGCATCTTTTATGACTCTTGGATTGTTTGGATGCTTTTTAAGTTTGTATATTTTTTCAAGTCTTTTATCCTGCATAATCTTGTAATTTTTCTCTGAGGTTTTGTATTATTCCAGCTAGGCATGGAGCACAACTAGAAGGAATCTGATTGTCTTTGTTTACCCGATTGTAAATTGCATATATCATATCTCGCTGCTCATATGAATCAAGCTTTGAATTGTTGTATGTTTTAAAGAAATCTGTCAAATAATTAAACTCATCTTTTTTTAGCATGCCTTTTGACGGAAACCACTCATTAAGTATTTCTTGTCTTTTATTACAATTGCAAGGCTGGTCTGTGATCTCAGATACTTTGTCAACAATTTTTTTGATTCCAGACGCTTTTGTCAATTTTGCAATTTTATCTCCTAGTCCTTTATCTTTCATAATACTTGTCTTTAAACTTGTTTCTAATTTTTACTTTACATCTTTTTACTGTTCTGTAAATTGTAGAAATTGAAAGCTTTGTTTCATTGCTCATCAATGTTTTGTGTTCTTTAAATTCATATCGATAGAGATTGAATAGTTTTTTATCGAACCAATAAAAAGTGTCCACATAATCGTTTACATCTTTTAGAATTGTTTCATCAAAGTCCTGATCAATTGATTCCTGAATAATGTTTTGCTTTTCTCTTTTACTCAGTTTTGTGTAATCAAATCTTTTGTATTTGTTTTCTCTTCTCAATTTATCAATAAACATGTTTTTCAATGTTGTATATATATTCAACGACTGACCATTATAAAATCGGTCAAGAAATTTTTGAACCTCAGCAGGCTTATCTTCTATTTTGTCAATTTCATTTTGAATTTTTACATATAAATCATGAGTCAGATCTTCATGATACATGCCCTTTTTTCTGGTGTAATTGTATTCAATCCTTTCCACTAGCGTTTTTATTTCGTCATAATTATCCCAGATGATTTTTAAAGCTTCTTTTTTTGTCATGTTTTTTTATTTAGAGCTTTGTATTTTTCAATAATTTCGATTAGATAAAACCGATCCCATTTAAACCTAGACCTTTTACTCATCTGATTTGTGAGCTCGAGTTTGTCAAATCGATCCTGACCAATCCTGTTGATCAGTTCTGTTCGGTATGGAAGAAGATTTCCAGAAAGAAAGTAATTGCATTTTTTGCACTGGCCATGAACATTTTCCTGGTTAAATCTTGTTTCTGGGAAATTTCCTGCTGAATAAAAGTGACCAGCCTGGAGTGTTGTGTATTTGCCACAGGAGACACAAGGCTTTTCTTTGTCTCTCTCTCTGATAAATTTGTGGAAGTGTCGGACAGCTGTTGCTTTGAGCTGGCTCAGTGTCTTTCCTTTATATTTTTGAATGTTCATACTCGATTTTTTATAATCGAGCGAGTGGCTTTGTAAATAAAAGAATTATCTCATTAACAATTTTGGCTAATTTAGCTGAGTTATTAACCAAAAACCCCAGGATTTCTCCTAGGGTTCTGATCTAAAAACTAAAAACTAAAAATGAAAAATTTGATCAGTAAGGTTGATCAGTCCATTCTTTTAAAAAGGGAGATCATCATCTTTTTTTTGTGCTGGCTCAGTTCCAGAAATTATCTGATTTGTGGTGTCCCAGTCATGTGCAGTCTTTTTGATGCTGGCTAATTTGTCAGAATTAAAATACTTGACAACTCCTTGAGGGTTTATCCATTCTCTTCCTCCAGCCCAGAAATCGACTGTGACTTTGTCTCCCTTTGATATTTTGTCCAGGTCAACACATTTCTCCTGTGTTGCCTCGATCAATCTAAATTGAGGATATTTGTCTCCATTGTCTGTCAGAACAAGTTCTCGCTTTTGGAATCCTTTGGATCCGATTGTCTGTGTTTGACCGACAGATACAACTGTCCAGTCTTCGATTGATAGTGGTTTATTCATAATTTATTTGATTTTATTTCTACTTTTAAAATTCCATAATGTGATGATCATGTTGCTAAACTCTTCGAGTGATGTGCATCTGTAAATTTTTGCTGATTTGTACAATTCACATTTTTCAAAGAAAGTTTTGACATTAAACTGTTTATGCATTCTGTTTGTTTTAGCAATTGCCGAAACAAATGATGTCGCTGTGTTTTGTTCAAACCAGTTAAGATCCCTACAAGCTCTTAAAATTTCAACTCCTGTGGTCACATTTGTTGTCAATAGTCTGATTTGATTAGTTTTAAAATCTTGATTTGTTAATCCAAGAGCTTTGACAACTCCAGGAACAGAAAACATGTTAAAGTTTTCACAGATGTTGTTGATTCTGATATAATCAGGAACATCATTTTTAACATAATAGTTTAAATAATCATCAAGCTGCCAATTTCTTCTGTCTGTATTTAATACAATCATGTTGACCTGGGCATCATCCATGACATAAAAATTGATAGGCATGTTCAACTGTTTTAAAACTGTGAATTTGTGCTGGCCATCTTGAATCTGACCTTTCTCATTTACTTTAATTAAATCCTGTTGACCAAACATTTTAATCGATTTAGTAAGTTTGGCAATGTGCGAGTCATTGATTTTTCTGTTGTCTTTTTTAAATGAAAATTTTGAATAGTCTTTCGTTGTAAAAATTGACTGTTTAATATCCATTTTTGATGTGTCAAACGTTTGTTTTTTTGAATGACTTTCTGTTTTGAATAATTGTGTAAGCATTTTAATTGTGTTTAATTTTGCAGGTTATTTATTTGAATATCTTGGGACATCCGTTTCTTTTGAAATTATTTTATCATGTTTCATTCGTGCCTCCTGTGCTCCGATGTTCATTCTTTCCTCTGAGTAAATAGCTAGCCAAGACATAATCTTTGTGATTGAAAGTGATTCATACATTTCACCAAACTCTCCTTTTATAATCTTAGTAAAAAACAATGCTAGATCTGTTGATTTTAAATAGTAATAATCCTCCATGATCATTTGCGCTGTCATAAGAATCTGAGCGTTTGTCATTGGTTTGTTAAGGTCCATCATCTCATTAAGCTCGATGAGCCATTTTACAATCTGTCGGACAACCTCCTCTTTTCCAAAAGCCCTTCCATCTTGAACAGTTCTTGACATTGCTGCCAAAGTCGGGACTTTTGCTTTACGTGCCTGGTCAACTGTTTTTATTTTGTTGCTT